TCTGTGCCGGCATGATGCCGCAGCGGCCGCTCCGGCGCCACGCTGGGAACTACGGGGCCGCCGCCCCCTGCGCCGCGAATGCGGGGCGCAGCTTGCTAGAATCGCTGTTGACGCGGGCGTAGCTCAATGGCAGCACTTGTGTTTACCTATGAAACTTAGGGGTTGGACCGTCCAACCTACGCCAAAACCTACGCCCCCGATCGAACTGGCCAGGCGCAAGATCTGAGCCACCGCCGACCTACCCTAGCGCCATGAACGGCGAACCCACCCAGGCCTACGCCTACACCCCCTGCAGGTGGTGCATCAGCTTCGACGGCCTGACGGCGCACGGCACCGCGGCGCTGTGCAAGCACCCGCGCTGCAGCCGACTCAGGCCTGGCCCAGATGGCGGGTGCTGCTTGTGGGAGCGTGAGCCCGGCGCCGACGATGATGCCGACCCGGCTGCCCTGCCCTACGGCCGGACGCTTCCCTGGTGGCCTGCGTCGAGCGCTCCGCGACTGCCCTGATCCCCAGATCGGGTGCCCGCCGGTGGGGGGTTCCGTCATCAAGCTGTCTTGTGCACACTGCCGGTACGGCCAGGACAGTGGCAGCCATCAGGCGCGCTGGACGCACGCGGTGACGCGGCGCGATCGTCCTTGGCCGTACCTCTGCTCAGGTCGACCGGTGCCAAGACCAGGATCTGGCCCTAGCTGAACGATCAGGCAGCCGGCGGTACCTTGGTGGCCAGCATCCGCTGCTGCGCGTCCTGAAGCGCCGCGATCAGCCCACCCAGCGCATCGACCTCCAGCGCCAGGTGCACTGTGCAGTGCCGGTCGCGCAGGCTCAGGCAAGTCGCTTCGGCCTCGTCTTCCAATGTGACCGCGACCAGGCCAGCTGCGGCTACCAACTCCCAGCCGCTGGTGTGCGGGACATGCCGAAGGCGCTGCAGCATGGCTCAGCCGCCGTGCCTGTAGGGCGCCGGAACCCCGTCGCGCCACAAAACCGAAGTGACGACCTGCACCACTGCCATGCCTGACGCCAGCAATGCAGCAGGCCAGCCGGGTTGGTAGCCCCAGACCAAGGTGGCCCCGGCGCTGCAGAGCGCAGCTACGGTGAGCAGATAGATGGCCAGTCGGATGGGCAGCCGCGTACTGCCGTTGGTGCGCACCAAGCGGCAAAACCCGGTGTAGACCAGCACACCGCAGGCCACGATCCAGACCGTGATCATTGGCCACCTCCAGTCGCCTTGCCCCGGCTCAGCCTGGCCACCAGGCCATCGAGCACCGCACGCCAGCCATCGCCCACCGCCCCGATGCCGAATGCGACCGGTGCCAGCAGCTGGTGCGCAGGTACCTTGTACTGGCTCTCCAGCCACCAGGCCACCGTACCGGTCAGCACGATGGCGGTGGCCACCAGGCGGGCCAGCAGCAGCGCGCCGTGGGTGCGGGTAGCCGTCTCGCTGCGCGAGAGCGCCCACAGCGCACCGGCCAGAGCCGACAGCACGATGACGGCATAGGGACCAGCCGCCGGCCCCAGCAGAGCAACAGCGATTGCGATGAGGCCAACGCTGCCGCTGGTGGTGGGTTCAGGCATCTGGATCTCCATCATTGGGTGTGAGCCTGAGCGGCCGACGCAGGCACCACCACCCGCTTCCACTCGGCAGCAGACAAGCCGCGGTCATCCTTGTAGACCTCAGTCATCTCGGGATGTTTGTGGCCCAGCAGGGTCTGTACGTCGACGCCCTGGGCGTGGTAAAGCCTGGTCGACAAGCTGCGCACTTCGTGCAGGCTGGGCCACTCGTATTGACCGTGAGCGCCATCACCCAGCACCGCCACGATGTGCTCGTGAAAGCGCGCGGACAGGCTGCTTTCCTCGATCGGGCCGCCGCTCGCCTTGCGCAGCAGCGTGACCCCAGGCTTGGCGCTGGCACGGCAGTGCTCGATCACGTCGCCCACTGTCATACCGATGGCTTCCATGCGCAGTGACAGCGGGATGGCCACCCGTGCACCGTAGCCCTTGCCAGCTTGCTTCTGCTGCTCGATGCGCAAGTGACCATCCACGACGTCATCGAAGCGCATCTTGGCCAGGTCGGCGCGGCGCTGGCCGGTCACCAGCGCCAACAGCAGCATCGATTCGACCCAGCGCTGCGGGCCGGCGTGGGCCAGCGTTCGCATCGCCTGCCACGTCTCCCAGGTCAGTCGCGCCCGCTTGATCTTGTGCTTCGGCGGCTTCAGGTGCGCGGCCGGGTTCGTCTCGGCCCAGCCATTGGCGATGGCCTCAGCGTAGGCGTCGCGCAGCTCGGCCAGCACGCGGCGCGCGGTGCTGCTGCGCTCGGCCGGGAAGGTCTTCAGCGCCGTGGCCACCTGATGCGGCTTGAGGGTGGCGATGGGCAGCGTACCCCACAGCCGACGGACATGCGCCAGGTTGTCTCTGCGGTTCTTCAGCGTCTGGGCCTTGTAGCCGCGGTCGCGCAGCAGGCGCTCGTGCAGGTCCAGCCAGGCTCCCAGCGTGCGCGTGTCGTGGCTTGGCGCAGCCGACGCGGCTTGATTCGCCGCCGGCAGGTGGCGCAGAGCCTGCGCCATCAGCTCCAGCATGCCGGCAAGGTCAGCGGGGTTCATGGGCACCTCTGGGGGCTGGGATCAGGTGGCGGTGCGCTGCCAGGCTCGCCAGTCGCGGACCTTGTTGATCAGCCAGCGCTCGTTTTCGATGCATACCTTCGCGGTGCCCCACCGACGGCCCTCCAGGATGTCGATGGCTTCGGAGACCCCAAGGCCGCCACGCTGCGCCAGCCGATCCAGGGTCTGACCGTGGTTGCTCATCGCCTGGGCCTGGTGCGGGACCAGCATGGCAAAGGGGATCTCCGACAGCAGGTTGGCACCCATGATGGGCATGGTGGTTCTGGTCATGGTCACACCTCTAGGGCTGGGGATCAGTCAGGCCACAGGGCGCAGCCGTGGCAGTCGTCCTTGTCGCCGCTGCAGCGGCAGCGCGTCTCGGCCTCCTGCGCCGTCATCGCTCCGCATTCCGTGCATGGCGGGGATTTGCGAGCCTCGTCGTGACGGTCGCATTCGCGCTTCAGTGCCACCAGCTCGCGCAGGGGCACGCGAAGCTCGGGCGGGGCGGGGAAGGTGGTCATGGCGATGGACACCTCGGGGGGCTGGGATCAGTCGGCGGTGAAGGCCGCAATCCGCTTGCCCAGGATCTCGGAGTAGATCCACATCACGTCGTTCTGCTCGCGCAACCGCTCCTGCTCGGCGGCGTCCAGCGTCGGGAAGATGGCGCTGTTCCCGATGAACTGGCTGAGAGCCGTGGCCTTCTTGTCCAGCTCGTCCTTCTCGTCGACGACGCGCTGTTGGTGGGGTGCAAAGGTGGATGCGGCCCCGTTGCTCGGATTTCCGAGGTCGGCCACGCGGTCAGCGATAGCCTGGCGCAGCTTGTCGGACGACTCGCCTTCCACGATGTTTGTGGCGGTGATTCGCGCGACGGCATCAGCGATGGCGCGACGGTACTCGGTGTTCATTGGTGCCTTTCAGGGATACCGGCAGGGGATGGGAATCAGGCCACCTCGTAACAGCCGATGGTCGGCTGCATCGGCGCCAGTCGGAAGTTCCGCCCGCCGATGTCCACGTAGGTCTTGTCAAGCGGCTCACCCGCACCGATCAGCGGCGAGCCAGCGGCAGGAGTTGCAACGCCGGAGGATGCGCGAGCCACCCAGGCGGCGCCCGATGCGCTGTCGGCGATCAGTGCCATGTAGCGCAGGTACAGCGCGCGATTGGTGCCGCTGTCCTTGTCCACGATCACATTCGTCGCAAGACCGGCGCCAGCATTGCCGGCCACCAGAAGGCCAGCGGCGATTGTCATTGAGGTGCTGGATACGGTCTGCGACGCGCTTACGGTGTAGGTGCCAGTACCTCCGGTGCCAGTGCCAAGCGCGGTGATCACGGTGCCGGCAGTGACGCCTGAGCCGTCGATGGTTCGGCCGACCGCCAACGCGCCCGAGGCCACGGCGCTGACGGTCAGCGTTGTTCCGGAAATTGCGCCCGTGAAGGAGGCGGCGGCCCCGATGCGGGTTTCCGGATAGCTGAACATCGCCTTGCCCGTCATCTGCGACCCGCTGGCGTTGATGGCAAGGTTGTTGACGAACACCAGCCGCTGATAGGCCTTGGCGTCGGCCTGGCTGTTCGCGCCGGCCTGCTGGTTGCTGACCTCGAACACCGGCCAGGTTTCCCATTGCCCGATGCCATCGCCGCCAATGTTGGGGCCGCGCTGGATCTCAGAAAACTGGCGGCGGCCGGTCCAGAGCCAGGTGTTGTGCGCCAGGGTCAGAGCCTTGTTGGACTCGCTGCCGGCGCTGGCCGTGAAGCTGCCGAAGCTGCCGCAGTCGAGCGCGAGATTGCCGACGAAATGCACATCCACCGCGCGATTCGACTGATAGCCCACACCGCAGAATTCCGCGATGTTTCCCCACACCATCGCTTTGTTGACGTTGATGTCGGTGTAGATGAACGAGCCGTCAATCTGCGCCGCGCCCGTGGCGAACGTCAGGCCACCGGTTCCCGCGCCGTTGCGGCAGTCCTTGCCATAGTTGCCCCAGGCGTGGTGATAGGTGCCGCCCTTCGCTTGCACGTACAGCGCGCCGCCGTAGGACTCGGCGAAATTGCAGCCGTTGATGTAGTTGCGGTAGAACTGCCACGAGTGCAGGTTGCCAGCGGTGCCGGCCGTGATATTGACCCGCAGCATGCCGCCCGGCAGTGACTCACCATAATTGTCGTGCCACAGGGTATCCATTTCCTCGAACGTGGCGTTCGTCTGCTGGTTGGTGACCACGCTGGCGACGGTGCGGATGAAATCGCAGTACGCGACTTCAAAGCCCTTGTGCTGGCCGCTGCTGCTGGCGTAGGTGACCTTGAAGGGATAGCAGTCCTCAAACCGCAGGCCGAAAACGCGCAGGTAGTGGCCGCCGTTCCAGAAGTTCTGGAAGATGGCATTCGCGCCGCTGATGCGCACGCTGCCGTAGTAGGTGATGGGGTTAGTTCCATCGGGAACCCACACATAGGCCTTGCTGCCATCGGCCACGAACTGGTTTGCCATGCTCAGGCTGGACGGCAGGTTGTTGTCCTGCCCGGGCTTCAGCCCCAGCACCTTGGACGGGCCAAAAAACATCAGCGTTTCGCGCGTGATGAAGGTGGTGCGGCTCCACGCGACCGACCAAATCTTGCCGCCGTTGCCGGCCTCCTGGGTCCAGTCGCCGGCCACCGTGTCGGCGTACCAGCGGATCGTGGGCTTGAAGCTCTGCGCCGCTGCTGCTGAGTTGTAGGCCCAGGCGCGCGGGTAGTAGGGCTTGATCGTGATGGGCTGAGCGACAGCGCCGCGCATGTTGGCGATATCCACCAGGCCCGAGGTGGCGAACGCCTTGTAAGCGGTCCACGTCATGCCGTTTTCAAACACGGCGTCAGCCGCCAGCAGGATGACAGCGCCGTTCCCCGGGTTGAGTAGGGTCGCCTTGCCCAGCGTAGCCCACGGCAGCGCCCGCGACGTGCCGGCATTGCTGTCGCTTGCGGCAGGGTCCAGCGGATCGACGTAGTAGGTCGGCCCAGCCACCACGGCGGGAAGCGTCTCGGGGATCGTCGGCAGGCTGGCTGGGGCACGCAGGCGGAATGCCTGGGCGATGGCCGATTCGTACCGTGCCGCGTACTGCGGGACGCCGATCCCATCCCCTGACACCAGGGTCTCCACTCCCGGCAGCACGGCCATCAGACGGCTCTTCTGCAGGCTGGTGAGTGCCGATGCGTCGGTGATCTCTTCCGTCGCGGCGGCTACGTTGACAGAGCCGCCGCTGAGCGCCGAGACCGTGGCACGCCAGTACGAGTAGCTCGACGTCGACGTGGCCGAAGCTGAAGCGGTATTGGTCCCGTTCAGCGTCAGGGTGCTCAGCGTGCTCCAGCCGCTGTTGTCGTTGCTCACCTCGATCAGCACCGTGGCGCTGACCGCGCCGCTGCCCGAGATCGACGCGGTGAAGGTGTGATCTCCCACCTGGCCAGCTCGGGGGGTGCCAGAGCCGGTGGCAGCGAACAATCCCAGCTGGGTTGCTTTCGGTTGCGGCATGGTTCAGTTCTCCTGTGGCCTGACGTCAGGCCGCTTGTTGCTGTTGCTGTTGCTGCTGCTGGGCGTTGCCGTTGGCAGGCCGCCCATTTGGGTCACCCAAGTCGCTGCTCAGGCCCAGGCGCTTGGCACGTGCCTTGAGGCGGAAGGCCTCCACCTGGGCCAGCACGTCGTCTGGGTTTCCGCCGCGGCGGCGGATTACTTCAACCTCGGTGGCGAAGCCAGCCTGCACCAGCTCCAGCCACGCGGCAGCTTCCTTCACCGGATCGATCCATGGCATCGACGGTGCGACGTAGAGGAAGTCGAACTCGGAGCCGGCCACCACGTCACGCGGCCGCGGCGCCAGGCCACCCAGCTGCGCGGCCTGAATCACACCGGTCATGGTCGGGCCGATCAGCCGCCCGGCAATCTCGTCGGTGGCCACGGCGTAGTGCACGTAGCTCTCCACCAGCTCCTGGCGCTGGCTGCTGTAAGTACCCTCGTAGCTGTGGCTGATGCTGCTGTAGCTGGCACCGATGCCCGCAGCAAATGCCCTCAACTGGCCGCCGCGCCACGTCACGAGGTTGGGGTTTGGGCGCTTGCTGTCGATGATCCCAATCTCTTCGCCCACCGCCAGCGTATCGATGATCATGCCGGGAGACATGGCCAGCTCGCGCGGCAGCGCCTTGCCCGTCTCGGGGTCGATGTTCGGCGTGTAGCCGTCTTCAGCTGGCGCCTGACGCTTCACGTACGCAGTCAGCATGGCAGCCACCTTGGCTGCGATGCGCTCGCTCTCTTCGTAGTCGCGCAGGTCTTCCAACCGGGTGATCACGCTGGCAAAGCGCGTGATGCCACGCAGCTGGCCGATGCGATCCAGCTGCGCCAGCTGGATCATGCGATCGCCCGGCACGAACTTGAGGCTGCCCCAGTCCTGCCCCCCGCCGATCAGGTCGCCTGGGTGAATCTTGTAGACCCACCAGCCCTGGCGCCGGCCCCAGCTGTCGCGCTGGCAGCCCTGCCGGATGTTCAGTTCGGTGTTGGTGTACGCCAGCGGCACCATGTCGGGCTCCAACAGCTCCAGGCTGTAGGGCACGCGGCTGCCGTGTTGCAGGTACTGCACCGGCCCGGTCAGTTGCTGGGCGAATGCCTCGCCATCGCGGTAGTAGGTGCGGGCCATCAGGCGCTGGCAGGCTTGCCAGTCGTGGGTCCAGGTCACCTCGGGGCGCTTCTCCCATTCCTTGATCAGGTCGCGCAGCGTGCGGGCGTAGCCCTCATGGATGCTGCCATCTGCACGGCGGGGCTGAGGCTCCACGCCGATACCGTTGGGGCCAACAGTGTTGGCCACCAGCACATCCAGGCTGCCGCGCACCAGGTCATGGTCGCGCTCGGCCTGACGCATCATCATGCGCAGCTTGTCGGCGCTGACACCGGCGATGCGATCAGGGCTGGAGGCGTCGCGGTAGGTGCGGCGCAGCCGGCCCGGCTTGGCGGCATCGTAGTAGGCCATGGCCTGCCGCGCCTGCCGGCGCTTGAGCGCAGCCATCGGGCTGATGTAGCCGATCAGCCGATCCAGCGCGGTAGTAGAGGCCTCAGTGCGCTCGGCCATGCTCACCACGACGGCTGGTTGAAGCTGGCCACGCCGAAGCCCAGGCCGCCGATGCTGGGCCGGCCCGCCGAGGCGGCGGTTTGCTGCGATACCCTGCTTTCCCACTCGCGCCGGCCCGCCTGGATCATGCTCAAGTCCTCTTGCTTGAACAGCCGTTCGACGCCGTTGATGTTCAGGCGAACCTCTTTGCCCGCCAGCACAGCAAGCTCGGCGGCCAAATACGTATCCAGCATCTGTTGGGCAGTGGGCGCAGTCATGGCGCGCATCGTGTGCGCGCGGGTGCGCCACATCCACCCGGGTTATGGGACTGCGTGTGTCATCCCGGCCAGGCGATCCCGTCGACCTGCGCCACGTCACTGGCCGCGTCGATCTGTGCACGCAGCCCGATGCTGATCTGCCAGATCGCGTCGACTGCTGCAGCGCAGGCCTCGCCCACGGTGATCATCTGGGCGGCGTCCAGCACGGTGGTGCTGTTGTCGGCCAGCAACCAGGTCTGCGCATAGGGAACGGCGGCAGCCTGGGCCCGCATGGCGCGCACCGTGGCCCCGGTTATGTTCACCGGGTTGATCTGGAAGACCAGCCCGCCCACGTTGAAGTTGCCCTGCAGTGCCGCCTCACGCGCGGCTTTCATCCGGCCCATGGCCAGGGTCTTAGCCTCGTCCAGCGTCAGCACGCGCTGCCAGGCGCCGCCCTGCCAGCGCCAGGTGCCTTCAGAAGGCGGCGCACTGGCGGCCACGGCCGTCGCTTGCTCTGCCGGCACCAGGCCCAGGTACGCGCCGGCAGCGTCAACACCATGCACGACATGACTGGTGTCGATCGCTGCAGCCTCAGCTTGGCTCAGTGCCCTCATATCGTGAAGTCCCCAGCCAGCGCGATATTTCCGCTGGCCACTACGGTGCCGCCCGCCGTCTCGGCAATTTCGTAGAGCACCACGGCACTCACCACCGTGCCGACAGCGCCGCTCATGGTCACCATGCGGGTCGTTGAAAGCTGCTGCCAGACCAACATGCCGGCGGGCGACGAAACGGACCCGCTGCCCGATGTCTTGGTGAACCGTACGTAAAAGCCGGCGCCGATGCCCGCAGTAGTCGGCACGCCCCACACACCTGCAGTGGTGACGGAATTGGTGTTGGCCTCCACCGTGCCGTCGCTGAAGAACTGCACGCCAGCGTAGTGCCCCGCGGGGGCAACATCGGTATCGGCGCTGAAGTTCCCGCCCGGCAGCGTGAACCCGGCGAACACCTTGCGCACAGCTGCACCGTCGTGATACCAAGCCTCTTTGACCTTGCGCACTACGCCGCCGCCATCGCAGACATGCAATTCTTTTGCTTTGCGAGTGGTCCCGTCGCTGATGTGGGTCTGCGGTTGCGGCATGGTCGACGCTCAGTAGATGAAGCAGAGGTCACCGGCCGACATCGACGGTGGTGTGCCGCCGTTCTGCACGATGATCTGGCCCAGCCCCAGGCCGCCGCCACGGGCCTTTACCAAGCCTGTAAACGTCGGGCCACTCGACAAGGCCGCATAGCCTGCCGCTGCCGCAGCGGCCGACAGCGCATCGGTGATGCCAAACCCGGCCAGCGTGGTCGGCTTACTGGTCACATTGCCCCAGACCGGTGCGATAGCGGCATTGAAGTTGGCCAAGCTGATCTTGCGCAACTGGCCGTCACCCGCAGCGTTCTGCACGAACACCGCGCCCACAGCCGGCGTCTCCAGCCCGCTCGCTTGGTTGAAGGCCGTGGCAAATACATTGCCGCTCGAATCACGCTTGGCCAATGTGCTGGCCACCGCCCCAGTGTTGGCTGTCTCGCCCACGATGCCAGGCTTGCCGGTCACATTGACCCAGGCCACCGACCCGGCCGAGCCCGTCACGCTGATGCCCCAGGTGCCGCTGGCGCCGGTACCGGTCAACGGGGCATAGATGGTCGCGGCCGTGGCGCTCTTCAAGTAGCCGGTGGTTACCTCGGCCCAGGCCGATCCGTTGAAGCGCTCCAACACCCCGCCGGTCGTCCAGCGGCGTGCACCCGTGGGCGGGTTGCTAACGCTGCCCGCGTCAGTCGGGTCCAGCATGCAGGCCAGCGCTACGAAGTGCGCGCGGATTGCGCTCAGCAGCCCGGTGTCATAGTTGTCGGTCTTGACCGGCTTGGCGAAATCGATGCTCATCAGTATCCCCGTGCAGTCCAAGAGAAGGCGCCAGAGACGCGGGCGCCGGACGAGTCGAACAGCAGCACCTTGAAGCTGGTCGGGTTCGGCACGTCGGTGAAGTCGTACATGGCATAGCGCGCAGCGGTGCCGGCCGCCGTCACCACGATGCTTTGCACGTCGATGAAGGCCACGCCAAAGGCCACCGTGGTGCCGCCGCTGTCGCCGGCCGCAGCCGTGGCGTTGCCGCTGTCGGTCTTCAGCTTGCCGCTGAACTTGATGCTCAGCGCTTGCAACTCGGCAAGGTCATCGCCCCCGATACAACTAAAGGTCATGCGAACCTTCAGGTATCGGAAGCCGCTTGCCAGCACCTGGTAAATGTCGGCCCCTGCGTCAATCCAAGGGCCAGTAGACAGGGCTTTGTAGGACACCTGAAGGACCATCCCAACTTCACCAACCACCTGTGCCCAAGCTGGTGTCACGGTGATCATGGTGGACGGCAACAAATTTTCAGGAGTTTCAGGTGCGCCATCGAAATAGTCGATATAGCGCTCAACGTAGCCGCTGGTACCGCCGGGCTGAAACACCAGCGGGTAGACCGCATTGATCTGGTCGTCCGGCGTGGCCCACCCCCGGCCCTCGAAGTGCGCCTGTATCGTCTCGCCCAGGCTGGGGCCGTAAATCCGGCCGTCCTCCAGGTGCATGCCGCTCAGCGTGATGCCGGCAAAGTCGTCGTGGAAATCCCACTTCAGCACATAGTCCGGCGGCTGGCTGACAGTGGCATTGGTCACCGTCGGCGTGCCGAGTGTGTTAGCCGTGTTCACCGCGCTCACCCAGTAGGGGTACACGCCCGACTGTTGCTCGAAGTAGGTGGTGAACGTGCTGTTTCCGTTGCTGCCCAGTGGTGTGCCTGCGTCCCAGCTGGGGCCGCGGCGCACCTCGTAGCGCTCCACCGGCAGCGTGCCGGTGGCTGGGGCGCCCCAGTACAACAACACGTTGTTGTCCACGACCTCGCTGCGCAGCGCAGTCACCACTCCCGGCGCCGTGATGATCACGTCGACCGACTGCGCAGCACCCGCATTGCCCCGCACGTCCACCGGCTGCACCCAGCAGCGCTGCGCACCGGACCAGTCCACCCGGCGGGTGTGACGCGTTGACTGCACCGTGGCAATCAGCACCGCCGTGCTGAAGTCGTCGCCGCGGCTGATGCGGAACCCGCCCACTGCAAAGCTGCCCGCCGTGGCGGCGTAGTCCAGCTGAAGGTCGGGGCCCACGATGGTGGCCGACAAGCTGGCCATGGCCGGCGCAGTCAGCACCACCGACATCGACGTGGCCGGCCCACGCGTGCCCAGCGCGTCCACCGACGCAACCCACACGGTGTAGGTGCCCACGGTCTGCATCGGCCAGTCCTGCCGGGCCGTGCCCAGCTCGGCAATGCGTGCGCCCAGATCCCACGATGCACCCACGCGCCATTCGTAGCCCACCACGATGGGCTCCGGATTGGGGATGCACTGGAGCACGACACCGAAGGGGTGCACCGCATAGCCCAGCCCGGTGGGCGCCGACGGCTGCATGACCATCAGGTCCACGGTGTAGGTGGTCGACGTGACGGTGCCCAGCCGGCCCAGCGCGTCGAACGGCCGCACCTCAATCTGCAGCGTGAGGCCCTGAGCAACCCGCCAGCCCGAGAAGCCCGCTGTGCGCGTCTCGCCCAGAAAGGCCAGTGCCTGCCCGGCGGGTGCGCCCCACACTTGCGCGTGGTCATAAGGGCCCGACGCGTCGAAGCTCAGCGACAGCTCGGTGGCGTATTCCGTCGTCAGAATCAGCAGCCGCTGGGCCACCCGCAGCGACGATGCCACCAGCGCCTGCGGCGCCGCGGTGGCTACCGGAACGGTGTAAGCGCCGCTGGCCATGTAGGTCCAGAACTCGTCCGGCTCGGGCACAGCGGTGATGCGTGCGCCCGTCATCGCTGGGCTGGGCGCGATGTCCGTCACCCGCAGGCGGATGCCAAGCGAGGCCGTGAAGTCAAACAGCCACAGCGTGTCATGCGCCGGGTCGCTGGCATCCGCACCAGGCAGGGCCACACCGGCTGGCCAAGCATCGGCCAGCGTCAGCGTGTGCGCCGGGCCGGCAAAAGGCACCACTGCAAATACCCGATAAGCCGCCTCGCCCGGTAGGCGCAGGCCCACATGCGGCGTGGCGCCGCTGGGCACCTCGGCGTCGAGCGTCAGCGTCACCACGCCCGCCATGTCCTGCACGGCATGCAGCCGGCCGCTGTAGCCCCATTGGGTCAGGTCATGGCTCAGCGAGAGAACGGACCAGCGCCGGAACGTCAGGTGCTCCAGGTCCATGTCCCACTGCACAGATTTACGGCCGTACAGGTTCTGCGCCATCGTCCATCGCGCCTGCCGCAGTGCGCCGGCCTGGGTCGTGATGCCCGACGGTGACAGCCGCGCCGTGTCGCGCGGCGTGGTCACTGTTGGCGCCAGCACCCGCAGCGTGCTGGCCAGCCAGTTGTTGTCGCGCTCGGGCCAGGCCACCTCCAGCTCTTCGGCCGTGGTGCGCGTGGCGTAGTCCACCCGCATGGTGCCGCGCTTGATGTTGCCCATGGTCACCACCGCCTCGATGGGCTGGCCATCGGCCGCAAACACCACCCCCAGCCGACCCGTGTGGTAGCTCTTGCTGGCCAGGCCGGCAGCGGCAATCGCGTCCAGCACATCGCCGCAGCTCGTGGTGCGGTCAAACCAGTAGTCGAAGCGGTAACCCTCGGCCGAGCAGTGCAGCATCCACGCCTTCAGCCCCTCGATGTCGATCTGCGCATCCGGCTTGCCCATGCCCCACAGCAGCCGGCCGCCCTCGAAGTAGCCTCGCGCGAACTGCAGGAACAGCGCCCCAGGGTTGCTGGTCGCCTCGGTCACCCAGGCGGCGCCATTCCACACCGGTGTAGGCTTGCTGGTGGCCAGCCAGGTCACCTGGTCCAGCGTGCCGTTCAGCTGGCCGCTGGCCTTGATCTTGATGCCCACCGTCTTGCGGCCGATGTAGTCGGCTACGTCCGCCTGATAGCTCTTCAGCGTCGACCACTCCACCACGTTGGCCTCACGGTTGGTCGACGCATTGGCGGTCAGCTTGCGCATGCGCACCTCGTACTGGCCTGCGGCCACCGGCTGGCTGTAGGTCAGGCGCTGCGGCTTGGTGTCATAGCTGGAGATGCCGAAGTTCGTCATGTAAGAGGAGAACGGCAGCCAGGCGCCGGCCGGCAGCAGCCGGTATTCGGCATCGACAAATACCCCAGCGAACACCGGCGCGCCGTTGTCGCCCATCTTGTAGAGCTGCAGGCCCAGGTCGATCTGCAGCTGTACCGTGTTGGCCGAGCTGGTGCGCACCACCCAGCCGCCGGGCGCAGTGGGTGCGTCCAGCAGTGCACCGGCCACGGTGTCCACGCTCTCCCAGTTGGTGGGCTCTGGTGATCCGTCGCCGAAGCCGGACCGCGAAATGGTGACGTCGTCATAGGCGTCGATGCTGGTGGCGCCGATCTTCAGATCGGTCACCGTGTGCACGTTTAATCCAGCATGCAGCTGCACATACTGGAACTGGTCCTCGCCCCAGAACCAGCTGTAGGGCTGCGCCGCATAGTCGGGCGCGACCCGAACCTGGCCCATCAGCAGGCCCAGCGGCTCGAAGTGCCGGGCCTGGTTACGCGCCCCCTGCAGGCTGTACGTGGTGCCGGTCTGCCGGTCGCTGTAGCCGGGCGTGCGCAGGCTGGGCGGCGGCAGGATTCGGTTGATCACCATCGAGCCAAGAACGAATGCGCCCACGTTGATGGCATAGGCCCAGCCGCCACTGGCCCCGAGGTAGCCACCCAGGCCGCCTTCCACGCCCAGGCCGGCGCCCATGGTGAAGTAGGCCAGCACCGCCACCGCCACGATGCGCAGGATGCCCCGGAAGTCGTCTCCGTCGCCAGCTACCCGGTGTGCCTCGATCAGCTGGCCGTGCGCCGGCCGCGTGCGGCCCCACAACATGGCGGGCACCTCGGCGCCGCCGATGCGCACGCACCAGCCTGGCTGCGCCATGTCCACACCGTGCCGGCCCAGCAGTTCGGCCAGCGTGTCTCCAGGCTGCAGCGCCGCGGCGCGGGTGATGGTGCGGCCCTGAAGGGTCAGCGGGTGGGGCGTCACCACCAGTTCGTGGGTCATCACAGCCACCTGTAAAAGCCGTCAAACCGCAAGCCCTCGGCTGCGCAGTCGGCCAGCCGCTGCAGCACGCTGGCACCCTTGGCCGCGGTGGTGTGCAACACCCAGCGCTCGCCGAACTGCACGAACAGCGTGCCGACGTGCCAGTGCTCGTCCGGTGTACCCACCGCCACACGCCACAGGACCGCATCACCTGTGACAGCAACATCGCCCGCGTCCAGCGGGCGGGCAATGCCACCGATGTGCTCGCGCATCACCGCCAGCTGGTCGGCATGCGCCGCCGGATGCCGCACGCCGGCTGGCCAGCGCACCGTGCGACCGAACAGCTCGGCCTGCACCCGCATCGCCAGGTGCATGCAGTCGGCGCGGCGTGGCCGGTATGGCAGGCCCACTAGGGCCTCGGCATCGCGCAGCGTGGGAGTGCGTGGGGTAGCCATGCGTCAGCCCTCAAACAGGCCCGGGGCCGTAGTGTGGTCATACCGCAAGGCCACGGCAGGCGCGCGCAGCTCGTCGTCGGTGCCGATGCTGGCCGTCACCGTGGCCGTGGTCATCGACACGCCCGACAGCGGCGCGCTGAACTCCCAGTCCACAACAGTCGGCGTGGCCCGGCTCACCAGTTGGATGGTGGCCTGCAACGCGGCGCCGGCCGGCAGCATCTCCAGCGCCGCCGACAGCGCACGGCCCACGTTATCGATCTCGATCTGCGCGGCCGGCGCCTGGCTGTTTTCGTTGGGCAGCCGGAACCGGAACGGCAGCCCGATCCAGGCCTGGCTGCCGATGGTCCAGTCCCGGGTGTCGTTCACCACATAGGCCGTGCTCATCGCCGGATGCGCCAATTGCAGCAGCACCAGCACGCCCGCCGGGTCGTCAACGCGGTGGAGCTGCTCACGCAGAGCTGGACTCACCATGCTGACCGCCAGTATTCGAGCTTCAGGGACCGGCGCGCGAAGCCCAGCGTCTGGGTGAGGTAAGTCAGCGCCCCCAGCGTGCCGCCAACCACCCGGGCCTGCAGCGTGGCGCCGGTGCGGGGGTGCACCCAGTCGAAGAAGTCCTGACCGGCATGGATGGTGTCGAAGAACCAGGTCTCGAACGCGACGGTATCGGCAGCGGTGTCGAAATGCAGCGTGAGCTGCACCTCAATGCGCACGTCGCTGGACGTGCGGCGCTGCTTGGGAATGCCGCGTTCCATGGGGGCGCGCTCCACCACGGAATCGGGGGTCTCGCTGAGGTCGCGCCAGTCGTACCGCGCACTGGCCCAGGTGAATGCCATGTGGTCTCTCTCGCGTCAGGCCATGGTGGGCCGCAGGCCGTAGCGGCCCTGCAGCGCCGAGCTGATCTCACCCTGGCCGCTGGCGATGTCGCCGGCCACGGCCTGCTTGGCGGCGGTCAGCAGCAGCTCGATGCCGCCGTCACTGCGCTGTCGGGTGCTGGCCTGCACCGGTGTGCCGGTCTGGTTAATGACCTGCAGGTTGACCTGCAGGCCGCCACCGCCACCGTCGGCAGCGACTCCTAGGCGGCCGTCGGACGTGCGGCGCAGGGGCATGATGGCCTCGGGCCCGGCCTCGCCCATGAGGCCGTTGCGCATGGCACCACCCTGGGCAAACTTGAACAGCGTGGGGCGGTTGACGATGCCGCCCATGGCGAAGGCCTGCATGCCGCCTGAAAAGGCCGCACCGTTGGCTGCCATGAAGCTGATGTCGGCAGTTCCGGCCGAGCCGTTGACAGCACCGCCAGCCCCGCCGCCGCTCCCAAAGCCCCCGCCGAACAGCGAGCCGAAGATGCCGGCCAGGTTCTTCTGCAGCGCGATGCGGATGAGGTCCGCCACCACACTGCGGGCAAAGTCGCCGAAATTGGCCTTGCCGGTCATGGCGAACGACACGATGCCGTCGGTCATGCCGTTGAACAGCGTGCCGAAGACCCGCTCGGACTGGGCGGCCACGTTGCGGCTGTTCTCCAGATAGGTGTTGAGCGCCCTGTCCATGCCCACGCTGGCATCGCCCTCGATCTTGGCGCGGGCATCCTGGTAGCGCTGCTCCTGGTCCAGCGCGTTGTCATAGAAGCTGCGCAGCATGCCGAGGCGCTGGTCGTACACGTCGCGGGTGATGGTGCCGGCCTCGCGCTCACGTTCCAGGCGCTGCTGCTCTTCGTTGAACTGGTCAGCGATGGCCGCAAAGCGGCCGGCCTGCTCACGCCCCGTGTCACCCAGCCGGCGCCCGGCAAGGTCGCGCGTGTCGGCCAGGCCGCGGGCCACACTGGTCTGGGCCAGCGTGCGGCCATATTCAGCGGTGGCGCGGTCCAGCGCCATCAGATGCAACCGCCGCTCGACCAGCCAGCGGTCCGTTTCAGCGTAGGCGCCGTTGAGCAGCTCGATCCGGCGAAACTCGCCCTGCACGTTTTCCACCCCGGCATCGGGGGTGACGCGGAAGGCATTGGCCTTGATCTTGGCTTCCAGATCGGCACGCTTTTGCAGCGCCGCGATGACCCGGGTCTCGGCGCTAACCACGCCCTGGTCATGCATGGCCTGCGCCTGCTCAGGCAGCTGACCCGGGCTCAACTCGATCTTGCGCCGGCGGGCAATGTCTAGTTCCCGGGCCGCAAATGCCTCTTCAGCCGCAACCCTGGCCCGCTCGTCAGCGATGATGGCATCGGTGTATTGGTAGGCGCTGATGGTGCGCTCACGGTAGGCCGCATCGGCAACGAGGCGCCGCGCCGCAGCGCTGGCCTGATCCTGGGCCAACAGCTTGGCATCACGTGCAGACTCCAGGCCCAGCAGGGTGTCGCTGTAGGCCTTGGACTGTCGAGTGATTTGCTCTTGCTCGGCAAGTTTCGCTGCTGCATCGTCGCTGACCCGGCCGGCCTTGCGTGCAGCCTCTCGCTGCAGCTGCTGCATCTCGCTCTCGGCGTCGGCGTAGGCGGTGTTGCCGCCGTAGCCGCCCTTGCGGGTCCAGCTGTCCATGCCTGCGATCTTCTGGCGCAGGGAGTCGATACGGTCCTCGATCGTCTCAGCACGGCCAATGCCCTTGGCCGAGTCCCAGAACGAGTTCCACCAGTCGCTGGCGCCCTTGAGCGCTTTCTCCAGCATGCCCAGCGCGGGGGCGGTGCGCGTCTCCATGGTGGCCGCCAGTTGCTCCAGCGTGTACCGGGCGGCCTCCTGGTGGCGGCCCTGCAGTTCCAGCCGCTGGATGTACGCAGCCTGGTCGGCAGTGATGAAGTTGTACGCGCGGTTGTTGTCGACGGCCCACTGGTAGACACCGCTGCGCATGGCGCCCAGGCTGGCCACGATCTTGTCAGCGCTCTCGCCGGTGAGGCGCTGCAACGCCAGCACGGTGCGGCCGGCGGCCATGAGGTTGCCGTCGACCACCGTGCCGGACGCAGCCAGGGCGTACAGGGCCTCGCGCGCATGGCCGGCGCCGGTGTTGGCCAGCAGGGCCAGGCTCTGGGTCATGCTGTCCAGCTGGCCACGGGTGACGCCCGCCACGTTGCCGGTCAGCGCCAGGCCCTTGGCCAGCTTGGCCGATTGCTGGTCACCTTGGTAGAAGGCGGCCGCAGCGAACCCGGTTGCGGCTGCGACTGTGCCGATTGCCAGACCCACCGGGGTGAGCATGCCCACCAGCGCGCGCGCGGCCGGGCCGATGCCGCCGAAGCTGTCCTTGACCTGGCCGCCCTGCTGCAGCAGCACCAGCAGCGGGTTCTGACCACCAGCCAACTGCGTGGCCACGTCGGTGAGCTGGGCGGGCAGCTGGCGGAAGGCAGCTGCCGTCTGGCCCGCGCTGACCTGCATGCGCGCGCCCTGGCGCTGGGCGATGTCGCCCATGTTCTGCAGGCCCTGGCCCACGCGGTCGGCGGTTTTCGGGACGCCGGCATCGTCGATGACGATGCGGAAGCGGATTTCCTGATCGCTCATCGGGCGGTGTCCAGTGCGCGGCCAAGGGCGGCGGTGAATGCGGCCGGGAAGGCAGCAGCCAGGCTGAGCTGGGCCTGCTGCACGAAGTCGAAGCGCTTGGCGTAGTGCGCGGCCTGGACGAAGACCAGCACGGCACGCGGCCTGGCCGCCGGGCCCATGAAGCGCCGGCCTGCCACTTGGCGCACGTACACGCCCGGCGTCAGCCCGCCGCGCCCGCCGGGCAGCGCAGCGAAGTACTGCAGGCCGGCCCGGTTGCGGGTGCCAGCCTGTTTGCGCTTGCGGCCGGCGTCGCTGAGGTTGTCGCGCCAGCTGTTGCGCTTACCCTTGATGGCCTGGTGGAAGGTTTGAAACCAGGCCAGGATCTCCAGGATCTGGCCGCGGGTGATGTTGCCGTAGGCGTCCAGCTTGGCGCCTCGGCCGGGCACGGTGAGCCAGCCGGCCGGCAGGATGCCGGCGCGCTGCAGTAGCACCTCGCTGCGCTTGGCACGGCGGGCACCGCCCTGCACTTCGGCCAGCAGGGGCTTGCCGGGCGGCAGGCTCTCAGCTGTGGACTGGCTGGCCACGGCCAGTTCGCCCACCAGCTTGTCCTTGGTCGCACGGGTGACGCTGACGCCGCCGCGCAGCACGAACGGGGTGGGACGATCGAATACCTGGGCCATGCGGGCCTGCTCGGCCTCGTAGCCGGTGCGCAGCGCGGAGTTGATGGCCAAGCTGGCCGCGTAGCGCACCTGGCCGGGCATGCCGCTGACCAGGCGACGGGCGGCTGCCACGCTCTTGGTGATGTCGGGCTGTGTGATCACCAGGCTACCCCCGCTTGCTCCACTCGCCAAGCGCGGCGTCCTCCAGCTGCTGCAACTGCTGCAGCAGCACGTGGTACGGCTGGCGCCAGCGCCGGTGCACCAGCGGCCGCACGGCGGGCAACACGGTGGGCAGCGCCTCCAGCCGCAGGCCGGTACGCATGGCACTGCCCATGCCGGCCACCCAGACCCACTGCGTGGCCATCATGCGGAACACCTGCACGGCGTGCCAGTTTTCGGGCCAGACCAGCACCTGGTGCCGGGCAGCATCGGCCTCCAGCTGCTGGCGCGTGGACTCGATCACATCGGCGGGCGCGCCCAGCTTCTCCAGCTGCAGCAGCACGCTGTTGTCGATGGCTGGGCGGCCGCGAACCCATTGCTGTGCGGCCCCAATCAGTTTCCCAGCGCGGCGCCGGGCTGGGCGGCCTGAAAGGCCGCAACGATGGCCGAGCCGATGCCCGCCACGTTGAGCACTTGCACCAGGCTGGCCGGGTCGAACTCAATGGCATTGCCGGCGGCATTGGTGATGCCGTGCCAACCCACCAGCAGCAGCTCGGCCACCTGCCGATCGGTCAGGCGATCGGTGACGATGCGGCGGCTGAGCGCCTCCTGCTCGTCGCTGGTGAGGCGGCGGAAATCAGCCTCGAACGTATGGTTCTGGCGAGTGCCGTCCTTGCCCTGGACGGCAAATGACACCGGGGCGCGGAAGGTGGGGCTCAGGTCGAGTTTGAACATGCGCCGGCCGATCAGAAGAAAGTGAGCCGGAGTTCGTCGTTGCCCGAACCGCCTGGGGTGGGCACGCCGCGCGTGCGGAAGCCGATGAGCCGCCGGCCGCCGCTGAACTCTTCCTTGCTGGGCTCGTAGAGCTGCACGCTGGGCTGGTGGACGATGACC